CTGGCAGTTCACAGAATGAACAGATGAAAAAGCAGTTTTCTCGCCTACAAAAGACCGGCAAGAAGGCTGATGCAGCAAAACTTTTTGAACAATTTATTTAAGGAATAAAAATCATGGCAACATATCAGGTATATCAATCAATCGGCAATCGTGAAGATTTGTCGGATGTAATCTATTCTATCTCCCCAACAGATACCCCAATCATGTCATCTATTGGCAAGACTAAGGCTACTGCTGTTTATCATGAATGGCAAACGGACTCGCTTGCAAGTAACACCACGGCCAATGCTTTAGTCGAAGGGGCTACGGCATCTGACATTACTGTTTCTCCTACAACTCGTTTGGGTAACTACACTCAGATCGTTGGTAAGACAGTTATGGTTTCTGGCACTTTGGAAGCAGTAGACAAGGCAGGCAGAAAATCCGAAAAAGCCTACCAATTGGCTAAAATTTCTAGCGAAATTAAGCGTGATATGGAAACTATCATCACAGCTAACCAAGGTCAATCTGCTGGTAACGCATCTACAGCTCGTACATTAGGCGCTTTGCTCTCATACATTAAGAGCAACACAAGCAAGAATGGTACTTCTGTAACTGGTGTAGATCCTGTAACAGTTGGTGTTTCTACTCGTACAGATGGTACAACTCGTACCTTCACAGAGGCAATGCTCAAGACTGTTATCGCATCTGTGTTCACTAATGGTGGTACACCTTCAACTCTGTTTGTTAGCCCAACACAAAAGCAAGTAGTATCAGGCTTTACTGGTTTGGCTGCACAGCGTTACCAAGTGCCTACTACTGGTCAAGCGACAATCCTAGCTGGTGCTGATCTTTATCAATCAGACTTTGGCGTATTGTCAATTGTTCCAGATCGTTTCATGCGTACTCGTGATGCTCTCATCCTCGATCCTGAGTATGCAGCATTAGCTTTCCTACGCCCATTCCAAACTAACGAGTTAGCTCGTGTTGGTGATGCAGAAAAGACACAAATCTTGGCTGAGTTCACATTGGAAGTTCGTAACGAGGCTGCACATGGCGGTGTTTTCGATCTGTCATAAGTAATGTAGAATAGGGGGATTGGGAAACTGATCCCCTTTTTCTAGGAGAATGTATGTCTGATTTAGGCAAAAAAGGCAATCTCGGAGTAGTAGACGGAGTTATCCGTACTGCGTTTGCAGATGGAGATGGCGGTTTAATTATTAAGTCCGAAGTAGATTTAACAGACTTTACTGAACATACTAAGGAGCAATTCAATGCTAGAAGTGGTAAAACTGGCTGGGGTGATAGCGTATACGACCCTAAAAATAAAATTGCTTCATTGCCTGCTGAGATTATTAACACTCTTAACAAAGAAGGAATAATGCGTGGCTACTACATACTAGACCAAAAGGCCCTAGTAAAGTGGTTGAACAATCCTGACAACAGGGTTTTCCGTACCAGAGGTGGCACAGTATGAGGATAGGTATCTGTGTTCCGGCAAGAGGACAAGTAGAAATATCCACATCGTTTGACTTATCTGCATTAGTTAATTACACAGCAAAGAATACAAAGCACGATATTAATCTGTATACATCTACAGGAACATTAATATTCGATCAGCGTAATGCGTTAGTAGACTCTATTATCAATGAGCGTTGTGATTACCTAATGTTTATAGATGCTGATATGCGCTTCCCAAAAGATGCGCTTGTTCGCCTTTTAAAGCATAATAAGGACATTGTTGGCGTAAACGCTACTACTCGCTCAGAGCCAGTAAAGCCTACTGCCAAAAACATTAATTATGAGGAAGATGGTTCTGTATCTTGGCTGCCTGTTTATTCCAATGTTAAAAAAGGAATAGAGAAGGTAGATGCCATAGGGTGCGGTGTCATTCTCATTAAAAATTCTGTATTTAAGAAGATGGAAAAGCCTTACTTCTACTTTGAGCAATTGCCAAATGGGAAGTTATTAGGCGAGGATATTTACTTTTGCATTAAAGCGAAAGATGCAGGAATAGACACTTATGTAGACCATGATCTCAGCTTAGAGATAGGCCACATAGGTAATTACACATACGGCTGGCATAATATTGAGGTGTCCTAATGGGCTTTGCAACATACACAGAACTAAAGACTTCGATAGCAAGCTATTTAGGTCGATCAGATTTGACTGCGGTCATACCTGATTTTATTACCTTTGCAGAGATTCGCCTGGCTAGAGAGATCCGTACTCGCCAAACCCTTAAAGTAGCTACAGCAACAATGACTGCTGGTGATAATACTGTTGGCTTGCCTACAGACTTCCTAGAGATGCGAGATATATTTACCCAAGGCAATCCAAGAAATACTATTAGTTACTTATCACCTTCTTTGTTCTCTCGCAATGCTAGAGCTGGTGAGTCTGGTCTGCCGGTGTATTACACCATTATTGGTGCAGAGATCCAATTTGCTCCAACTCCTGACTCTGCTTATGTTGTAGAGATGCTTTATTACTATAAGCCAACAGCTTTATCTACAAGTGTTGCCTCTAATGCGTATCTAGCTAACTTCCCAGATGCTTTGCTTTACGCATCTTTAGCAGAGGCAGAGCCTTATCTTATGAACGATGCCAGAGTGCAAACTTGGGCTACTTTATACGACAGGGCTACTTCTGATATTAACGGATCAGACGAAAGCTCAGAGTACGCTGGAGTGCCATTAACAATGCAATTAACCTCACGATAGGATTTTTATGTCTGCAATCTCAAACTACCTAGAGAACGCATTAATTAACGCTACTCTACGCAATACTACTTATACATCGCCAACTACAGTCTATGCTGGTCTATTTACTTCTGATCCAACAGATGCAGGGTCAGGCACAGAGGTAAGCGGTGGATCTTATGCTCGTAAGGCCATTACCTTTGCTGCTCCTTCTAACGGAGTAACAACTAACTCTGCTGCTGCTGTTGAGTTTGACCAGGCTACAGGATCATGGGGAACAATTACTCACTTTGCTATTTTTGACGCATTAACAACTGGAAATATGTTGTACTATGGTGCGCTAACTACATCTAAGACCATTTCAAGTGGAGATGTATTTAAGTTTGCTACCTCTAGCGTAACAGTAACTTTAGCTTAATATGTCTACGATAGTTACCAGAAGTGGTAAAGGATCGCCTCTATCTCATGTAGAAGTAGATGCTAATTTTACTAATCTAAACACAGATAAAATTCAGTCTGGCAATACTGTTGCTGCACTAACTATTACTTCTGCAACTGTTACAGATTTAGCAGTTACAGGCATTACTAGCTTTGATGGCGCACAAGGAACTGCTGGTCAAGTATTAACTTCTGCTGGCACAGGCAATACTCCTACTTGGGCTACAGTATCAGGATCTATCTCGGTTACTGGTGGAGATTTAACTCTATCAGGTAATACTGGTACTGCAATCACTAATGCTACTCTAGCTACTGTTAATAGCAATACTGGTGCTTTTGGTAGCTCAAGCTCTATTCCAGTTATTACAGTTAATGGCAAGGGATTGATTACTGCGGTATCTACATCTGCTGTAGCTGGTGGTCAATACTTTGGCTCTGCTGCTACAAAGGCTATTGCATATAACTCTACAAGTATTGCAGAGAATGTTACAACAACATCTGGAAACAACTGTTTATCTGTTGGCCCTATCACAATTGATAGCGGATTTGCAGTAACTATTGCATCAGGTCAGCGTTGGCTGGTTCTTTAAGGAAGATACATGGCAACTACTATTAACGCAGGAAACGCTACAAGCGGTGCAGCAATATCAGCCGACACTACTGGAATCCTTGCACTTCAATCAGGCTCTACTCCTACTACTGCGGTAACTATTGATACATCACAGAATGTAGGTATTGGCACAACTACACCTGATTACAAATTAGTAGTAGATGGTGAAGGTTCTGCTGGTGGTTTTGCTATTAAAAGAACAGGCACTTTAACTGGTAGCGGTTCTTTAAGATTAGTTGGTTCTAGCGGTTCTGAAGCATTAGGATTTAGTGTAAATGCAACAGAACGGATGCGTATTACTTCTGCTGGTAATATTGGTGTTGGAACTACAACCCCTAATACAAATGGTGGTCTTGATTCCACTATTAAAGTAAACGGAACAAATGCTGGAATGACTTTTGCAAGGTCTGATGTTATAAAAGCATATTTTTATGCTGATAACGCAACTAGTAGTCTTTATGGTCTAACTGAAACTGGCACAACAATTCGTTTTGTATCTGCTACTGCTGGAGTTTCTTTATCTAATGGTGCAACATCTTGGGCATCTTTATCTGACGAAAGAAATAAAGAAAATTTAACGCCAATATTAGATGCACTTAATAAAGTTAATTCTTTAAGGTCAGTAACAGGCAAATATAAAGAAGATGCTGAAGGCACAAGCCGTTCATTTTTAATTGCACAAGATGTGCAAGCGGTATTACCTGAAGCTATTGATGTTGGTACTGATGAAGATGCAACATTGTCTTTACGTTACACAGACATTATTCCGCTTTTGGTAGCTTCAATTAAAGAACTAAACGCTAAAGTAGATGCACAAGCAGTAGAGATTGTTGCTTTGAAAGGTAACGCATAATGCCATACGGAACAGTAAACGCTGATGTAATTCAGACTTCTACTAGCGGTGGAATACTAGGTGCTGGTAACGCTTCTATTATGAAGA